TCCAAATACAATTTATGTAGCGTGTACTCGTGCACAAAATGGATTGTATGTGGTAGAAACCGACACGCGCCCAGATGATCGTCCAATAGATTTCATAAAAATGTCGCACGTCGATATGAAGGAAAAGCCATATATACATTTTCGCGGGCAACATAAGACCTTTTTTACAGTCGGAGACGACGGTATTGAACAAAGTGTTATCAAAACAACACCCACTGACGTATTGAAATTTATACCTGACGATGCATACCAAGAGATTTGTAGTATAATCGAAAAAATATTCATTACCGAAGAGGAAGAAACCTACTCAATAGAGATGCCGTCGATCATTCAAACTAAGAAAGGTTTCTTTGAAGAAATTAGCGATTTGAACGGAATTGCCATCCCGTGTATTTACTATGATTTTATACGTTCGATATGGCTAGGTACTGAGATAAATAAAACAAAAGACAGCGTATTATATGAGTTGATTGAATTAAACGCTGACAATATCAAAGATCGCAATAAAGTATTTTTGCAATCTATGATCGACAAGTTGCCCGATGAGTTAAATTCCATAAGCGATTACTTATTTATGGCGAATATCGTGCAGGCAATACAGGAATCTTTATATTTTAAATTGCAACAGATAAACGAAGATGAATATAATTGGTTATCTGATGATATCATTGACGCGTGCAAAGTAAGATTCAAAAAAATAGTAAGTTCAGATTGTATAAATGAATGTCCAGAAATAGAAAAAAATATATTGGATTCTTCCGATGATTTGGGCCATAAATATATAGATGAATTCACAAAAGATATAGTGAAAGATAAATATTTTAGGTTCGATGCGCGCGTAGATATGATAACCGACGACATTGTCTGGGAGTTCAAGTGTTGTACCCAATTAACGACTGATCATTTGTTGCAGTTAGTTATTTACGCCTGGTTATGGAGAATGAAATATAAAGATGATCCCAAAAAATGTAAAAAGGTATTTAAACTGTTTAATGTTAAAACGGGAGAACTATTACGATTAAATGCCAACGAAGAACATTTAAATAAAATTATGAAAATATTACTTAGTAGTCGTTATAATGTAAATATTCCCAAACACGACGACAAATTTATTGGTGATTGTGAAACATATATTTTGAATTATGCAAAAAATTGACGAAAATAGTTTACTTATTTTCAGATTGTAAAGTTCAAAAATGGTTTCGATGCTGCCCATTGAAATAGTTGATTATATTTACTCATTTGATGATAACAAACAAAAATGTTATAATCAAATTATATGTGATCTAAAGGTGAGAAATAGAGATTTTATAAACAACTACACCGATTGTATGAATGAATTGATGCATAGTGTAGGATTGTATGCAATTTATAAATTAACAAAAAAAATGGAGTCGAATTCTATCGCGTGGTACCTGTTGCGCACGTCGCGTCATCGTAAAATGCGACTATTTGCAGCTAACGATTTGCATATTTTATTTTTACAAAGACGATATAGAGAATTATATTGCAGTTCTTATTTTACAAATTTATACCATAACAATATCTCATATAGAGACTTTATGAAGAATCATACATAAATTATGCCTTTTTAACAGAGGCGGCCATACGCATTTTTTTACAACGGTGTGTTGTGGTATTGCGTCTAAATCCTTTTTTGCATTTTATACGGCATCGTTTAGTATTAGGATTCCGACGTTTGCCCTTAGGACAGTTTTTTTTTCTGGTTGTTGTTTTTTTGCGGGAGCGTACATTTTTTGTTATACTTTTTTTAACTGAAAAAAATTCGGTTGTCGGTAATATTTTGCTAGAATCAAGACTCGCGATTTGTATAGAATTGTCCATATAAGATATACAAATAAAATAAAATAAAGAGATAACGATGTTCTATCTGTAGGCGACCGTCTACTTGCTCCTTTAGCTTAGTGGTAGAGCATTACACTTGTAATGTAAAGGTCCCGTGTTCAATCCACGGAGGGAGCTATAATTATATCTAGAAAATATCAGATATAATTATAGATATCTAAATTTTTAAATATCTACAAAATATATAGAATGTCTTGGCCAGAAACGGTAGAAGCAAATAATTTTCGTCAAACATACATACAAGGATTTTTAGATGTAAGTGGAGGCGACATTTTGAATAGAACGGGCGGAATACAGGTAGAAGGCGATATATCTACAAACGCGAACATTTATGTAAATCATCATGTTTCAGTTGGAACAGAGCCTATCTCATTTACGGCCAACTCTTTATTATTGATTGACGAATCGATTCAATTTACAGTGCCGTTGTTTTTAACTGATTTGAAATATTTTTGTATGAATCATTCCTCGATGATCGGTACTTTTGATATAAGCGATTCCGCAGAAGAAGACAATAAAATATATTACGTAAGAGGTGCTGATAATGCATTTAGTACACCTTATTATATATTTAGTGAAACATCTGGAGGAGCCAGTCTAAACACCGACTCAAATTTAACTCTACATAGAGGCAGCACATATACATTTATTAGAACAGATAGTAATTCTGTTCATCCTTTTAATATTGGTTCAAATTGGCAAATCAACGACACTGGCATGTACGTATCAAGTAGTGGCACTGGAACGCCGGTGGCAGGTACATCGACTCATCCATATCCCCTCACAGTAAATGGAGTTGTAAACATCAAAAAAGGGTTATATGTAGAGAAAGATATATCGTTGAACGGTATGTTAAAAATGGATTCGGTAGTATACCAATTTTAGATAGATAATGATAATTACAAATATTATCATTATTAAAGAATGATGAGCGATACTGTTAATACAGATTGAATCATAGTTATTAGTTTACAAACATTAGATACCGGATATATATCACCGTATCCAAGCAAGCTCGACGTAATGACTGAGAAATATACCCGATCGAACACTAGTTGATATGGAGGTGTTTCTATTTTATCGGTTGTAATTTCTTGTTCAGTAGTATTTTTTTCAATTTCTTTAGTCGCCTTGTCTAATTGTTTATCTATTTTCACTTTGTTAGTGTTATCAGTAAGATAAAAACCTTCCAATATGTTATTATCATTAATGTGTACACTATTCACATTTTTAATTTTTTTTTCTATTTCTTTTTTAATGACCTCTTCTTTAATGGTTTCTTTTATAAAATTTACGCCACTAAAATGAGAATCGTCTAGACCCAAATAAAGAATAGAAAAAATAACAATCAATACAAACAATACAAATATTTTTGTGTTTTTAAAATGATAAATTATTTTCTCAAAATGAAAATGTTTCATATACTATTGATTGATAAAATAATTCAAACCATCAGGTTGTATCTTCTTGAACCGATATCGCGGTCAAATTGATAATCGAACATATATTTTTTACAGGCATATGTTTCAGCGTGTTCTTCAAACAACTTATTACAGTATGTAGTCACATTCTCAATTTCTATCATATAGTTATTACATATATCGGACGTACGTTGTTTCAACGACAAGAGACCGATAGACGATGTTCGGTCAATGCCTACCAGATCGTTTTCTAACCTGTATATAATATCGGTGATGCTTTGGACTTGAAGTTGTATTACATTGTATATATCTTGTTTCTTTTCATATGCCTTATCCCGTCGCAGTATGTTGCTTTTGAACTGTTTTTTTGTAAGAGATTTGTCTAAATATCGAATGCGTAAATCTTGATTATTAACAAGACGATCGGTCCGAAACCGAACACCCTGTGAATGTTCAAGATGTATAGTCAAGCGAACTACTCGTTCTATGTTCTTTTCGGTTATATCTAGTCCACCACACGAGGTTCGCAATAATTTACGAATTGAAAGAAGCGCGCGCGAATCGCCCAAATCTCTTCCGCATTCTACATCACCAACGGTTCGGGGGGCGGTTCCGTTAGCGTTTTGTCGCTGCCATTCAAAGAAATGAGGATTATGGATTTTATTTTCAATCCTTCCCGTTTTCCAAGAAAAGCCAGTATGGCATTGCGTGCACCACATTTGATCACACCCCATGATTTTGTATATGGGGGTTGAACAACTCGGACAAGGTTTTGTGTCTTTATTTATCAAGGTCGCAGTAGCAACATCGTCTGGATTGCATTCGTGCGGTGTGTCGCGATGCAATCCTTTTAGAATATGACAATCAGGGCACGACCACATATCACACACGCCACATTTCCACTGCGAACTAACATATCCTCTGCAGTCCTCATCTCCGCAAGGACGCCCCCTATACGATCTCTCTGTCTCTGCGTTATTATTGAATTTTATGTCGTGTAATTCGCGAGATAAAATCAGCTTTTGTTGATTTAATTCGCGCAGTTTTTTATCAACAGTCTTGATCGCATAACTTACTTTATCGGTTTTTCTTTGCATTTCTAAAGCAGGAACGGTACCGGGAAGTAATGCTCTTTCTCTTTCAAATACCACCGCCTCATTCATTTGCCGCCACTCGGTATCCACCCATTTTTTAGGAAAATTTTCAACGATAAATTTTCTCGGCCAAATCTTATTGCATTTCAATTCATTATTATCATTTTTTTCCGGATTCATGCATATGGATAACTGTTTGTTCAAAATGAAATGTTTACAGCAATCAATACATGCTTCAAATGAACAATATAGACAGGTTATTTTTTTATGATTATACCGATTATAGTCTTCGGTGCAAATATGGCATTCGGTTTCCATAGTATATATGATGTGATTATTTTCTACGGTCAGCTGTTCCCGTTAATTAGATTCAATTTCTGGCATTTTTATCCAGAAAAATGTGTTTTGACAATCTTTTGATTACTTTATTATCTAATTTAATTTGCCCGTCGCCGATATCTCCTAATACATTTTGCATCATAACTATACAAAAATCGAATTTGGGGTTTTTTAGATTCAAACATTCGGGGTTTTTCTCTCTCCATTTTGGCATAATTGCATAATTTCTTTCTGCGACATAATTAATCATATTATGTAATTTTTCATTATCCGTATCTTTTGACCATTCGTTATTATCTTTAATGTACATTGTTTCGCGCTTTAAATCCGTGCAGTGCAATGGACGTTGTGTAATATCTAAATCTTTAATACGTGCAACGATCATATCCACCATTCCGTTTACATATCCATTTTTACCAATGTTCTCAATATCATCTAAATCTATTTCTAAATTTTCAATAAAATCCGACATGTTCATTGCATCTTTACAAGTTGTATTCAAAAAGAAATTCAAATTAAATTTTTGATTGTTATTGATGCAATTATTGACCGTTGTATTCACATTTTTCGAAGATAACTCTAATATGGATTTACTTTGCTCGTGAATTAATTTATTTTGTTCCAAAATGAGTTCTTTAAAATCAGTATTTTGTTTAATAATTTCAATTAATTCAGAAGAATTGTTATGTTCTCCGTTTTGTTTGCCATTTTCTTGGCATTTTTTCTTATGTCTCCATAAACTTGTTCTGCTATTAAAATATATATTACACATATCACATATGCAGCTGTTATTTTTCAGATTACTCAATTTCACTGCAGTTTCACGCGAAGCATTCATATGTTTCGGTGTGGTAATATGCGTGATATAATTACTTTTTTTGCTGCTTGAAAAGTTGCAATATTCACAATAAAATATTTTTATTTTTTTGGGCATTTTTATTGTTTCATTTTGTTTCATTATAATGAAACAAGAAAAATGCCTAAATTGTTTTTGAAATAAAATATTTATTTTTTTATGCAGTGGTTATAAAAAAATAAATATGGGTTTTAAAGCATAAAGCTTTAAATGAAAAAATGTTAAAATTTTCCGAAAAGAGTTCATTATAATTTTAAAAAAAGGACATTTATTTTTGTCCTTTTTTGAAAATCTCAATGGACTTTTTCTTCAAAAATTAAAACATTTTATACAATCTATGTTTCAAATATACATAAACAGATATTAAAACAATAAGAAAGTTCACCAAAATGGTAGGATATTTACCAATTTTATATATGTATGTTGTTAATAGCATAGCAAACAAGGTGATCAATGCCCCGAATATTGCGTGATTGGTAAAATTTTGGACATTTTGAAGGTTTTTATTCCAAACAATGAAGAGTAAATAGAAATATATTAGCGGAATACCCCACATAAACGCAGTTATTTTAATAATATCGTCATTGTTTCTACCATATCTGTGTGTTATATACGAGAACATACCAACAATGGATCCGCCTACGAAAAAATCACGAAAAACAATCGAATACTCCATATTACTTATATATATTATGTATGAGATTATTACATATCTAAATGTCGGATTTCTGCAAGAGGCATTGAGAGCTACTGCATTGATATCAACATCATTTTCTAAAATAGTTAAATGATGTTGATGATGTAAATCAAATATTAAATAAATTGAAGTTTTTCACTGATCTCCCTATATTTTGTTAGGGTTATATTGGATAGTATTTTGCAAATTTTGTGTTATTTTATCTCTACGCTCTTGTTCATTTTGTTTTTTTAATGTACACCCTCTATGATGAGCGGTGAGCGCTCTGAGGTTTTTTGCAACATAATTACAATATTCACAAGTTAGATCCTTGGTAGCCGTAGACGCATACATTCTTGATAAGTAATGTTCTAAACTTGGCAATTTTATGTCGTCAACTTGTGAAATTAATTTTTGTTGATAATCTTTAATGCTTTTGATATGTACAAGTTTATTATTTGTAAAATTTTGGTATTCTTTATTAATAGTATCTAAAAATTCTTTATCTATAGTAATTTGTTCTCCCGTTCCAGATTCTAGATCATCTAAACAATATTTAAAATGATCAATGATGTCAACTGCCGCTTTGATTTTATCTGCGTCATATTCTACATTATGTAAATAAACGAGAACATTATTATCATGAATATCTATTTCATAATTATTTTTATTTGTTATACCAAAATGTTGTGCCAACATAATACCCGAACATTTTTGCATCTCAATGTCGCGTAAAAACTTACGTACTTCTTCTTGTCCAACATTACGATCATAATTTTTATTTTCAAACAATATAGGATGCTTATTTTTTCTTCTCAATATTATGTCTCCCGTTTCTTTGGTTGTTCCTACAGAATCAATTTGTGCGGTTGGGTACAAAGTATGGAGAACATTAAATAAAATATTTTCAGAGATTTTCCCCTTAGAAGATGAATTCTCCATCTTTTTGAGTAGATCATTAATATTATTGCATAAAGATGCTTGTGATGAACTATTAATTGTAGAAATATTTTTGATTTCACTAAGTCGACTATCGATTCTTTGCTCTGTAGATGTAATTATACTATTAAGAATATTTTGAGAATTCATTAAAGTAGTTGCAAATTTATCATCGAGTGATGCGGAGAACTTAGTAAGCGTATCGGATGTTATTGTTGATTTCATCATAATATTAGTATCTTTATTTATACTATTTTGAAGTTGTTGTAAAGATGCATCAATCGACTTATGAAGAATATCTTGATTCCTAGGAATCACCTCGCCTACCATTATTCTGGTTTTATCCAATAATGAATCGTTATACTCTTTTATCAGAGGAGCGACCTTGTCGGAGGCATTAGATGAGAGAATTAATTTCATATCCTCAATATACTCTTTTTTAAAATCAATAAATTTCATAGTAAACATTGTAGCAACATCACCTTGATTTTTTGTTAAGTTCTCGTTAATACTATTCATATTAGTTTGTAGAGATTTCATATTATCTAATAACAAAGAAGCTATGTTCGCGTCCAATGATGGGTTTGTATTACGTAATATTGTTTCAAGAATGCCTACAAAAAGAATATTCATATCTTCAAATTTAAGATTTTTATGTTCATCATAAAATTCTTTCACTTTCTTATTGTT